AACTCTAGTGCAAATTCTACTGCCTGATTAAAAGGATATATCTTATCTCCATCTTGTTTCCATTCATATTTTTCTACAGACAACAAGCCCCTAATAAAACCAATAATGGATGGTTGAAATATCTTCTCGCATTGATGAGTTCTACAGGCCCAATTTCCTCTGTAATGATCTCCCAAATGATAAATATTTAATGCAGACTGGTTATCTCCGCCATGTATTGGACATGACATTGTAAACATTTTGTGATTTTCTTTGTAGTCTAATTGAAATAAATCAAATAGAGTCTCAATATTATCACATAAATTATCACAAACTAATTTTAGTTCAGACTGACTATAGGAACGGGATTTGCTCATCGTTTTCGTCTGTTTCATCTGTTATAAAGCCTTCTGATTTTGCATTGGAATTATGACTTATTTCTAATTTGGTTTTACCTTCTGTAATTTTAGCGCACCAACCCTTCATGTGACAGTTGATATAGTCATTGTCATCTAATCCTCCGCCATGACGACTAATAATCGGTACTAGTTTTCTATTGCCATTATTTGGACCATCTTCCGCAATTTCTTCATCTGATTTTCGTTTGAAAATAGTAAAGTTACTACATAGCCATATAATTCTATCCGAACCACTAGCCGTGTCTGTGCTTTCTTTGGTTATTCCATCTCTATTGAGCTGTACAAAAGCTACTATTGGTATTCCAAATTTGGTAGCAAAATTATGTAATTGTGTCATCATAAATCCTAATAATTGATATTCTTTAAGATCTTGACTCATACCCTGAGTATCCATCAATTTTAGGTAGTCGTAAAATACAACACACTCTTTAGCTGTACCATCATCATTAAGTCCAACGTGCTTGAGAATCCAGCGTCTCATTATGGATAACTGTTCGTCAAATGGCTTACCGGCAATAGACTTATAATAGATAGGAATATTTGATAATTCTTGCGTAGCTTTTTCTATTTTTTGTTTTGCGGCTGATGACTGTGCAAATTTTCCTGTTTCTATATCTCTTAATTCTGTTTCCGTCATCATTCCCAACAATCTATGTACATGGTCTTCTTTTGTCATCTCGGTATCAAGATTTAATACTGGAATATTAAGATTTCTGGCAATGTGAAAACCCATATTATCTACCAATAATGTTTTTCCAGTTTTGGGTCTTGCAGCAATTACATTAACAGTGCTTTTTCGTAGTCCTCCTCCTATGGCCTGATCGTATATTGGAAATCCCGTTGGAATGCCAACTTGATCCACAGGATTAGAAGACAAATATTCTATATATTCAACAATGCCTTTACCCATCAGTATAGGACTGTTGTCATTATCTGTTAATGAATTTGTAAAACCTAAAATGGATTCTTCTGCTATTCCTACAATATGTCCAACAGATTCACTACCATTAATATCTAAAATCTTTTCTTGTACAACCTCTAACTCTTTATGCAAAGATCTAGCAATTTCTAGCTTTTTGATTTTTGCAGCAAATTTTCTAATATTATCTTTTCCGACAGGAAAATCCACAATCGCCCTAAGATGTTGTGCTTCATCTTTTGAAGATATTAAATGAGAAACTCCTATCTCGCTAGCAGCAGAATATATTGATGGTATATCAATGTTTAGAGTAGCGTCTTTATCATAAAGATGCTTGATACATTTATATATTAGACTATTACTATCTATAGTGAAACATTTCTCATCTATAAGATCAGCAATATCTAGATAAACCTCTTCACCAAATCTACATATTCCAGCTAAAACGGCTCTCTCAGCCGCTGTATCACTTAATATCATAATTAATTTCTAATACTAATTTTGGATTTATAAACCATTGTTAAGATATCTGCTAAATTTTTTATATTTCCAGACAAATATGATAGTCTGTCGGATCTCTGTTTGGCGTACTTCTTTATTTTATTGAGCGCGAAAGCCTTGTCATTGTGTTTGATCGCTTGCAAGGATTTTTCCAAAAAACCATATCCTTTATAGTTATTGATATCGTCAGCTATCACTTCTTTGATTGTTTCTTCAGCCCAATTATATCTAGCTATTTCTCTATTGGATGTGCGCTGAATATGTAAAGCTAATTGACTAAGTCTATAAGATATCTGTAAACAATCTTCTGGTGATAGTTTTTCTATATGATCTCTATTCATAGAAAAGTACAAACTAACTTCAGATTCTGGAATAAGTGTATTTTCATATTTTGGTAGGCCAGTACTAGTTTCGTATTCATCTAGTATTCTATCCCATTCTTCTAGTTGATCTTTTGCTGTCTTAATCTGTTCAGCCATTGTTCATAACTTTCATTAAAGGGAAGTTCTATAAAATCTATACCATTCAGATTGCACCATTCTTTTTTTAGCTTATCTCGTTTTTGATGACGTAAAAAGCCTAGTGCATTACCATGATAGTGAGCAATAAATTTATAGTGTTGTTCGCCATGGGTTTCTATGCATAGTCTTTTTAATGGAATATAAAAATCTAAATATAGAGTATCATTCCTAGTAATTTTAATCGGCACTTCTTCTAAAATTTGTAACGTAGGAAATATTTCTGTAATCATTTCTCTAGCCTTCATGTGAAGACCAGATTTTTTTATATTTGGATTAGCTTGATATCCAACTAATTGCCAATTATAAATATTTCCATCTAGATCATGCACTTCCATTATTAATACCAACAGTATTTTTTACAGCCTGATATAGTTCTTCGTATCGTGTAGGATTGTCTATTAAGAACTGTCTTACTTTTTCAGAACCTTGAAATTTAAGTTTTTCATCGGTAATAAAATCTAATGTATACCAAGCTCCTCCTTTATTAATTAGTCCCATATCTGTAGCTATCATAACTAATTCTGTAAATTTATCAATACCTTGTCCATATCTTAAATATGATGTGATTGTTCCGCCGGGCGGTCCAAGAGCAGAACATAAAACTTGCCATTCTACTTCTTGACCTATTTGAGCACCATCTGTACCTAAAACCCATGGTTTATGAAATTTTGCCTTTAATTTTACATCTGTTTGATATGCAATAGCTTGTCCGCTTTTTTCTTTCCATTCAACATTGCCATATCCTGGATTGCCCATAAGATGTGTGATACCAATAACTATATTCTTATTTACTGGTATAACATTTGCAACTTTACGACAAAATTTAGCTAATAGTTTTGCTCCATCTGCTCTTTGCATTTTATCCATATCGCTTGTAATCTCGGCCTCGGTACATAATGCAGAATAGGAGTCGATGATTATTATCGATCCTGGTTCTTCATTGATAAGTTTTTCTCCAATTTGTAAATATTCTTCAGCATGTAAAATCTTTCCTTGCTGAGAACCTATTACATCAAATCTATCTAGGTCTAATTCTTTTATACCTTCTAAGTCTCTCTTTTTTAGTCTACCTTCTATGTTAAGGTAGTACACATGTCTTGGGCTTTTCAGATCTCCACGATATGCTTCCTTTTGGGCGGTTGCAGCAAAATCCAGAGATGTGGTGGTATTATGGGTAACAATAAAATTATTTGTCAAATATAAACCATCTGGATGATCAATTTCTATACAAACAGCTTCTGCTGGTTTGACTTTTTTTACTCCAACTATTGTTCTACACAGATCAGGTTTGGCTCTTTTATGACCACTTTTCTTTCTTGGTAAACTAAATAATTTATCAATATCATTACCATGAATATACAGTCTATATGATGGAAATTTTTTACCGTCTTTACCATCATATCCAGTATATCTATGTTTAATTTGACAAGTATAACCTAAACTTTGTATAACTTCCTGTACATCAAGGCCCAATTGTTTTGATACTGTGGTATACTCAGCTCTTAATCCATTATCATTATAACCATCAGTATCCATTAATCCACGTATTAATTTCCATCTATTATTAATAGAGGTATACTTATATATTTTTGGAATAAATTTGTGATGTCCATTATGACCATATAGTTTTAGTTTTTTAAGGTCTCTAATTAACGTATTTTTTACTAACGTATTAGAATCTATTCTACCACTAATCGAATGATCTTTATATGATTTGCTTTTAAAACTTAATCCTCTCTGTTTACAGAATTGTTGCATTTTATCTATAATATAGCTATCTATTCCTGAAAAAGTTGTGCTTTTAGTAAAACATCCATCGCCTATTAAACAGCCCAAAATATATGGATCTATAATCAGTTTTTTCTGTTGTTTAAAATAGACGGGTCTTGTTAAAGGTATTTTCCATTTCCATCTATCAGAGTATGTTAGCCCCTCTTTAAGAATTTCTCCCAATGTTAAAGTAATATATTTAGTTTGTCTATTATTTCTTGATACTGTCCAATTATGGTCTAATCCGCAATATGTTTTCGAACCATCATTAAATTTGATTTCATAAATATCTTGTTCGCCTTGAGGATATACTCCTATTACATTAGAAGTTTGACCATTAGGATGACATATTGTATCTCCTATTTTAATTTTTCCTATAGTTGTTGGTCCATAAGGAGTATAGATTATATCTGTTAGTCTCTGTAGCTTGCCACATTTTGGTTGGCCAGTAAAAATAACGAAACTACCTTCTGGTATACCTCCTTGAAGTACAAGATCCAATGCTGGACTAACCGGTATAATTATAGATTTTCTGTCTACTATGGAATTACCAGACAGAATGATATCCGTACCAAAGTTTTTCTTTACATCTTCTTTAACTGTCATTGTCAATTTCCTTTAGTTTTGATAAGATATTTTTTTGTGGTTGTGGTGCTTTGCGATGATCTATTATTTCTTTTCGATTAAACGTTTGTTTCAATGTTTTATTGCTTGTTTCTAGTATTTTTTGTTTATCTACTATAATAGGTTTGAGAAATGGAGCCCTTAGAGAATATATATTCTTAGCTTTGGGATCATTTAAAGCTTTGATAATAGCTAGTGGTTCGTATTCTTTTACTAATTTATTTGCTGCAGCTATTTGATCTCTAAAAAATTTACTCCATTTAGGAGATGTCCAAAATCTATAGTGTAAATCTAATTTATCTTTTTGGGCTTTTTTTTCGCATATCATTTCCGTAATAAACTGAGCCGGAGTAACAGTTTTATTATTGGAATATTTCGAAATAAACTGCATTATATTTTTTCGATATACTCTAGTACAGAATTAACTTTTTCTACAGGATCTTCGCCTATCATTACTTTTTTTAGGAAAGACTGATTATATTGATTAATTAGCTCAATCCTTTCTCCTATCTGATTATCTCTAAATATTTTTATTCCAAGCATAATCTCTATATCATATGGATATTTGATTTCTTTTTCCGTTGTTACATCTGTTTGTTGATTATTTTGTTCATCTTTGATTAGAGATAATCTATCATTCATTGATTTAAATAAATCTATAAAATTAGCATATTCTTCAACAGTTAATAACTGTTTTGCCATTATATCTAATCTATCTATAATATCATGCATTATGATACTCTAATAAATAATTTTTCCAAGCACTCGGTATATCTACACCTATAGTAGATAGTTGCGCACTCACTGGCAAGTATCTAAAATCATACTTTGGCTGATAAGGAAAAGATAATAGTTCCATATTAGCCTGCTCTGGTGTTTTATTTTTCTTCTTTCTGTTGCACAAAGTACAAGCCGTTATGATATTTGACCAACTTGTAGCTTTATGCTTATCGTGTATAAATTTACTTTTTGGTATTACATGATCGTATGTTAATTGATTATACGGAAAACTTTCTCCACAATACTGACATGTATAATTATCTCTAATAAAAAGATTTTTTCTAGAAAATTTTAAAGACCTATCGTATAGATTAAAATATTTTACAGTTTTAGCTACAGATGGAACAGGATAGGTTTTATTAGTTCCTTGTATATATTTATCACTATAATAGTCTATAATTTGGATAGCATAATTGTGATTCTCATTATATCTTAATGACCATACAATTGCCTTTTGCCAACTGATGATTTTTAATGGGCAATAGTTGGCATTTAGTAATAAACATTTACTATTTTCTGCCTTGTTCATAATTGTCTAGTTTAGCTAAAATTTTTGCTATGATAGGATTACGAATAATGTCATGATCGGTTAGTGTTGAGATGCCAATTCCTTCTACATCAGATAAGTTTTTTATCATCTCATAAAAACCACCCTGTAAATGTCTAGCCAAGTCTGATTGGGAAACATCTCCAGTTAATACCATTCTACTGTTTTGACCGATTCTTGTCAACAACATTTTTAATTGTTCGTATGACGCATTTTGACACTCGTCCGCTACAATAAAACAATCATGAAAATTTCGACCTCTCATAAATCCTAGTGGTACAATTTCGATTTTATTATTGAGTTTAAGAGTTGCATTTAATGCTGGACCGATAAAATAATTTATTTCATCTTCTATGGGTAATAGATAAGGAAATAACTTTTCTTCATATTTACCTGGAAGATATCCTATTTTTTCTCCAGCTTCAACAACGGGCCTGGTTATGATAATTTTTTTAATCTTTTCATCTAATAAATATTCTAAGGCTAATCCAACAGCACAATGAGTTTTACCACTACCAGCGCTGCCTTGACAAAAGGTAATGGTGTTCTCAATTATAGAACGTATATATTCTTTTTGATTATCTGTTCTAGGTTTTAACCTATTGCGATAAACTATTCTATTTTCATTATTAAGGGTAACATTTGTAAGATCGATAAGTTTGTCTTTTTTGTTATTAGCGTTAGCATTTTTTTTCTTTCTCAAAGATGTACCCTTTAATATGTAGGTAAATAATATATTCGTATATTAATATACACCATACTATATAAATGACTTAAGATTGGGTGGCTGCCAATTTTGTGGTTTGAGCACTTTACCATCTTCTCTTTTTTTTACTTTACCGGTAGTACTATCTATTTTAGCAAAATTAGTCTTCATTACTTCATCCCATGCCCCCTGAGCATTCGCTCCCATACTATTAATAGCACCTGCCGTAACAACTATAATATCTATTAAAGCATCTAATATTTCAACGCGATCATTAGCATCAAAAGCTTCTTGTAGTTCTGATACCTCTTCCTTAATCAAAGTATGATACATATTTAATTGAGGTATGTTCCATTCACATACACTCTGATCGCAAGCTATCATAAATTTTGTTTGATCTTCGAATACATTTCCCATTTTAATCCTCTTATATTAAGACTCACAACTAGAACATGATAAAATATTACGAGCTAATTCTTGTGCGGGATTAGCACTTCTTTGATAGTAAAAGGTTTTAACTCCTAGTTGCCATCCTTCTATAAGAAGGTCGCTAACTTGTTTAGGAGGAATATCTGGGCCTATCATTATATTTAATGATTGAGATTGATCAATGTATTTTTGTCTTTGAGATGCTTGTATAATTATTTCTTTTTGACTAATCTCACCAAATGTTTTAAATACCTCTTTTTCATTGTCTGTTAAAAATTTTAAGTGTTGTACGGAGCCGCCTTTTACTAATATGCTTTTCCAAGTAGATTCATCATTTTTATCATACTTTTTAAGTATATCTTTTAGATAAGGATTTTTGTATGTAAATTTACCTTTTGCTAAATTCTTAACAAAGTAATTACTATTTAATGGTTCTATACTAGGACTAACTTGTCCCAATATAAAACTACTACTTGTTGTTGGTGCTATAGCAAGAGTTGTCACATTTCTACGACCATATCCTTCTAATATTGGTGCTTCACCAAATTTATCTGCTAATTCTTTAGTTGCCTTATCAGATCTGTCTCTGATAGTTTGCCACATATTATTATTAATAAGCTTGGCTTGCATACTTTCGAAGCTTACCATTTTACTTTGTAAATAAGAGTGCCATCCTAATACTCCCATGCCTAATGCTCTTTGATTTAAAGCAAAGCTTCTAGCACTTTTCATAAATCTGGTATTTTGTGTTTTATTAATAAATTCCTCATTAACACTATCTAAAAAGTATATTAATGTTTCAATAGCATCTGTTTTTACAATATCATCCCAATGCAAAAGATTCAAAGAACTTAATACACACACAAAACTATTATTCTCATCAGAACTCAATGCTATTTCACTACATAAATTACTAGAGTTGATTTTTAATTGCTTATCTTTATAGACCTGTGGAGCACTGTTATTAATAGTATCAGCGAAGAAAATATAAGGATAGCCACTTTCAAATCTTTTTTGTATTATCTTTGCCCAAATTTTTCTTTTATTTTTATCGCCATTAATCATACTATTCATCCAATCATCGGTAATTGTAACACCGATACTCATATTTTGAATTGGATGTCCTTCATTTCGTATTTGTAAAAATTCTTCTATATCAGAATGTTCCACAGGTAAATAGGCGGCAAAAGATCCTCTACGAGCAGATCCTTGACTAATAACGTCAGCTACTTTATCAAATAATTCCATAAAATGAACAGGACCGCTACTTTCTCCACCAACACTTATGGATGATCCTCTGTTTCTTAAATCTCCAAAATAACCACTAGTTCCTCCACCCAATTTACTCATCATTCCAACTTCTGCCACTTTGTATAAAATACTATCCATTCTATCGCTAATATGACTATTAAAACAACTTACTGGTAATCCTCGTGAGTTACCATAGTTTGTCCAAACTGGTGTGGATAACGAATAAAATCCTAGACTCATATAGTGTTCAAATTTTTCTGCAAAGCCAGGAATATTTAATAGTTTCTCAGCGTGTTGAGAAATATCTTTAATTCTGTCTTCTGGACTTTGGTCTTTTTGTAAATAGCCTCTTTCCAGAAAAATACGACTATGAGAATTAAGCCAATAGTAAGACTTGTTGTTCATTTAAAATCCTGTTGTAGAGCTTGATAAAATTAAAATAGCGCTTCTATGTCGAACGATAGAGCCTTTTTAGAGTACTCAACAGGACGAGAATGAAAGAAGTCGGTCATATTATTGCCCAATATCTGTTCGTCGAACCATGAGGTTTTCTTTAATAGTTCATTATCTATGTCAAATATTGGATTATAGCCAATTTCTTGCAATGATTCATTTAGTCTATTTTTAATAAATTCTTTCAGTATCTGTGAATCTAGATTGGCCTCTTTATATCCGTTAACTATCCAGTCTATAATTTCGCATTCGTATTTCACAGCTTCTTGGGACTCATATATAATTTTTTCTTCTAGTTCTTTATCGAACAGGTCTGGGTATTCCTGTTTAATAGTATTGATTATTTTTATACCAATCATAGCATGAAGATTTTCTTCTCTGCTAGTATATTCTACTTGCTTGTTGGTGTCTTTGAGAAGATTAAGGAATCTACCAAAGTAACTGATGGTATAAAACTGAGAGAATAAAGCTATGTTCTCAACAAATAATGTAAATAAAATTAAGGAATATATAAATTGTTTTTTGTTATCGTTATGAAATTTATGTAGATGTTTACGTAGATAATTGACTCGTCCCTTGATAATATCTAGTTCTAGTATTTTTTCGAAATTATCATCTATACCAAGAACCTCCAAGAGTCTTTCATAAGCATCTCCATGAATTACTTCAACATGAGCCATTGTGTAACCCAAATCATTAAGGGATGGGTGTGGAAGATTATCTCCTAGTTTAGCCCAAAATTTCTTAACACTAATTTCTAATTGACCAATTGTAGATAATGCTCTAATAATAATTTGTTTCTGTTGTTCTGTTAAATTTACTTTAAAATCCTGAACATCGCTACTGAAAGTAAACTCTCTATGGGTCCAAAAGCCATTATGCATAGCTTCTATAAAATCTTGTGTCCATGAATAGTGGTCAGGTTTTCTAGAAATTTGTTCATCAAAAATCATAATAGACTCCGTTATTTTTTGTTTAAGATAGCAAGTAGGCCCAATATTATAACACAGACAAGTTCATTACCTATGGGATTAAAGGTTGGTCTAAAAAAATAGTTTAAATAGTAATTACCTATCATGATATAAAAAAGGATACTTGTCATAGTACACCAATACTATGTCTCAGCCACTCAAGATTTGGATCAACATAGATAATATTGATCTTACTCATTGATACGAAAGTATCAAATATTTTTTGAGCTTTTTCATCAAACAAAACAGTACCGTGACTTTGTTTCATATATACCGTGCCTATTCCTTCTTGCCACAATGCCATAATACAATCATTACAGCATTGTCCAGTAACATATGCTATGCCATCATCTGGCCTAACAACACAATTAGCTAAAGCATTTTTTTCTGCATGAATCATCCAAGGATATTTTTCTGGTCTTGTATTTGGTAGTGCTGAGTCATTTAGACCTCTGGGGAAGTCATTATATCCCATGCCCAAAACTCTATTTTTTCTGTCTGTTATTATACAGCCATGTTGCGTCTGAAGATCATGACTTTTTTTTGACACAATATATGCCAGACCAATATAATATGCAATCCAGTCATCAGGTCTCATGCGTTTTCCTTCGATGTTCTATTATAGCTCAGATAACGAACAGGTCAACACTACTCAAAAACAAATTTTTTACTATCCAACAATTGTATTATATCTTTATTTTTTATATAGTCATTCATCAGATTATTTTTCTTAGATATATTAATTGTTAGTGGCCCAACAGTATGTTCTCCAATATCAGAGCTATGTATAAAATCATTAATATTTTGCATAAAGGCTTGGCGATTTTTATCAAAATTATCTATTAAAGTTGAATAGTTCACATAAATATTGACATCATGAGTATTGGATGGCATGGGCGCATATTTGATATGTTGTAAAAAATCTTTTTGATTAAATAAATGATTTATAGATTGCCAATGTTCTGATGGATAATTCCATCTTAGGTTTGTATAATATTCCGCATTAAAAATGGTTCTGCGAGATAGTTCTTCTGCTACATCTTTGTTATTTAGATATAAAACTTTACAATAAATTTCTAGCCAATGTAGTAAATTAAAATCAACAAACTGATCAACATTAATAAAAAATCCTATATCGTATACTGGTTTGGCATGATGTCCAAAGAGACCCCATTTTCTAATAAATTTCTTTAACTCTTCATTGTCGGCTAATTGCTGTAATATATTTTGTTGTTCTACGGTTTTATCTTTCTTATACCAATCTACACCCCTAGATGAAACACAAGTAAAGTGATATACATAACTATGCCATGTTTGAACCAAATTTAATCCAGCAAGATTCATTCTAATAATCATATCCGAATCTTCCCTGGAGCATCTGAATTGTGTATCAAAACCACCAAGAGTATTTAGCCATACTGATTTATGAATACAAAATGGAGCAAAATGTCCTTCTGTATTGGGTCTATTACTATTCTGTAATGCAATAACAAACTGATTAAAATTATCATATTGAAATTCTTCAGGATTGAGTCCAAAATTTTCTTGAATTTTTTCTGGAGAGGCCGGATGTAGAGGAGGTTCGATTCTAGTACAAGTTAGTACAATATTTTTATCTATCATATTTTCTATGATATATTTATCAAAATTTGGTCCAGCAACCATATCTGACTGTAAATAACATACAATATCATTTGAGGCAGCGTCGAACATTAGACTAATATTTCTTTGTCCACCAATCTGATACGGTTCTGTATTTCTATATATTTTTAAATTTGTAATTTTAGTTTTGAGTTCCAATAGACTTTCGTATGTATTTTGATTATCTGTATCTAAAAATACTAGAATTTCATGATTTTTAATATCTGTATTATCTACTAGAGATCTTATTAGTAGTTTAGTATATTCTTTTTCATTTTTAGCGCTTGCTATACAAAAACTAATTTTACTCATATATTGATTTCCTTATATTTATTGTACATGATATTTAAAGCTTGTTTTAGTCCAATATATTTTATATTGATTTTTGCAGATATGCCTGTGTAGTCTTTGTTTAGTCCTGGTTGTTCAATAATAATATCAACTTTATGATTATCTAGACGATTTATCATTTCAGCTATCTGAAAAAGATCATATTTTTCTGCATAGCAGCAGTCATGAATTTTTGGTATATTATTACAAGAGATTAGGGAGTGGATTAGTAGTCCAAGATCATCTATGTAGAAAAAATCCATTCTACGATTTTGTTGTATAATAATATTTTCTTTGTTTAAATATCTAATAATATTAGCTCTAATCATTCTATCAGGTTGTTCATCCACGCCAAAACAATTATATAGTCTAAAATTACATAACTTATCTTCTATAACGCATAATTTATCTATAATACTTTTTGATAGTCCATATGGATCAATTGGATATCTATTAATAGAGTGACTATTTATATCATATCTGCGATCCAATTCCGCACCAGAACCAAAAGAAATTATACATTCATAATACGACTGATAAGATAATAAATTATAGAGCATTAATAAGTTATTATATACTATATCTGGATTATCTATTTTTGTTCTT